AGTCTGCCAGGCCTGAGGACTTTGCCCCGGGGTTATTCCTGCATACGATATTCGAAGACCTATTCCAGTCGGCAGGTCTTAAGATTAAAGGGGACTTGATCAACGATCCATTGTTCAACCAGATAGTTGTTGTAACAAATTCAAAGAGCGATGACGAAATAGAGAACCGGTCGTCAAACGTTCAGAAGATCACAGATCAGAACTTGCCGTCTAACCTTTCGTACGTGAAGGTTACTTTCGACAACGACAGCACGTATCCGTACTTCGATGGTTCGTCTAACAACTTCGACTTGTCTACAAACAAGTACACGGCTGACTTGGAAATGGACCTTAACGTTAAACTAAACCTTCAACTAGATGCAGACCACTGGACATCCATTGTGCTCTACAAGAACGGTGTGGCGACGACTTCTCACGTCTCAATCAGTACCACCGACACGAACACACTCAACACGAACATTCACCTCGTCGCGGGTGACTACATTGAGTGGTACTCCAGGAATCAAGTGTCCGGCGGCCCGTCCGTCAACATCATATCCGGAAATCTGGAGATTACCCCTACATATATTTTCAAGTCATTTGCTAAAGCGACCCTCCCGAAGTGGACCAAACAGCAATTCGTTTCAAGCGTTCTACAGATGTTTTGCTGCATCACGGCATATGATCCGTTCACCAAAACGGTTACTATAAACCTGTTCGACAAGATCAAAGGAAAGCCTTCGATCGACATCAGCCAATACATCAGCGGGTCAGTGGAGGTTGACTTTGTTGACTTCATATCCAATTACGGTAAAGTAAACCGGTTTAGCTATTCAGAAACAAGCGAAGAGGAAACAGATAGGTATAACGCATCGTCCGATATTAAGTACGGAGCCGGTCAACTGATAGCTCGCAACGACTACATACAGGATTCGGCCGACGTTATTGAAAGCGACTTCTCAGCACCGATCAGTTACATACACCCTGAGTTCGGATGTTCGATCGATCGCATGGAGCTTATTGAATTGGAGGATGGAGAGATAGAACAGGATTTCGCTACCATCCAGGACGACGGTGCTGGTCTTGCCAAGTTCATGATCACAGACGCCGACGACTTCTTTAACGTAGGCGAGTTGGTGAGAGTTGAATGTGAGGACACGCAATACAACGGTGAGTACATTATATCGCAAACCACCAGTACATTCCTGGCGCTTTACGGCGGGGCATTCCTGACAAACAACCCGGGCAAGATTACACGCATGCGGTACGAGAACACAAGCAACAGCGATGTGTTTCTGGTCGTACACACTGGACTGCGCAACGTTAACACATTCAGCCCAGAGTCAATATTTTACCTTGGCACATCATCACGAACGACGTGGGGACATTCATTTTTCAACCTACTGGCTACAGGTCAAGAGGTTGACGAGTTCTTTACTCAGGGCCTTTGCTTCGGAAAGGTTAACAACCCGTTGGCTTTCCAGAGAACTATACTAGACACTTACTGGCAGCAGTTCTCACGGATATTAAACAACCCGGTGAAGTTGATACCGATGTGCAACATACCGGAGACTGTGCACGCAAAGATGGACTTCATTACCCCAATCAGCATAAAGACAGAGGAAAGCACAAACGAGTACTACGTCAACAAGGAACGAGGCTACGAGGGGCAGCAGTATAAATGTACCATTGAACTTATCCAATTACCATAATGGCGAAGAGGGAGGAAGAAGTAATACTAAAGCTGGATGTAGACCAGGGAGGCGCTGAGAAGGAACTAGAGCGGTTGGAGAACTCAATCCTTTCTAATCGCAAAGCTGTATCGGATCTTAACAAGTCATACAAGGAAGGTAAGACATCGCAGGAAGAGTTCGTAAAGGAATCGCTTAAGCTTCAGAAGTCAATGAAGCAGGATCAAGACCTGAAGCGACAAACAATCAAACTGCTCGACACGGAGAGCAACAGCCGCAACGCCATGCGGATAAAGATTGCAGAACTTACCAGGGAGTATAACAACTTAAACACGTCAACAAAGGAAGGACAGAAGCGTGCTGTAGAGCTTGAGAAGCAACTTAAGAAACTTAACGACACGGTTAACGAAGGGTCGAAGCGTGCGGGTAGCTTTAAGGATAACATAGGGAAGTACACGCAATCAATCGTTGAGGCATCCAAGCAGATAAACATCCATGGCGTAAACGTTGGTAGTCTTATAGGAACTCTTAAATCATTCATCAACCCAATAACCGCAACGATCGCAGGGATAACAGCACTAACTACATTATACACAACATCGTCAGTAGGAGCGCGTGATTATGGTAACGCTGTAAATCAGTTGGGAGCAGCCTTCGAGCAGGCACAAAACAAATATGGTAAGTTCGTTCAAGACCAGACAGGTGGAGGTGGTAACACAGGATCAAATGGAGTGCTTTCAAGGCTGGCATTCGGATTAAATCAGGCGCTATTCGGAACGGGTGCGGCCTATCAAGCACAGGCAATCGCATACTACCAAGAAAGGATAGTTCTTTTAGAACAAGCAAGAACTGTAGCCGCAGGGGAAGCTAAGGAAGCAGAGAGACTTGCGGAGGTTCAAAGACGAATAAGGGACGACGAAAGCAAGTCTGACGCTGAAAGACTAGAGGCAGCGAAGAAAGTAAACAACGAACTTACCAGAAGCGCGGAGCTTCGAAAGACTGTTAACAACGTTTTAAAGGATGCGATAAAATTGTCATCTGCCGACATCCGTTTTGACTATGTAGCACAGAACAAGATAAACGAATTAAACAGGGATAACCTGGATATAGCCGAAGAGATTGAGGGTAAGAAGACTGAAAACATAATGGCAGAGAAGGCCATATTGGAACTTCAAAACATACTAGAGCAAAACAGAAGACGCACAGCGAGGGATCAGCAGTTCTTTAAAAATGGCCCTCAGGATGAGGTTAACCCAGCAGATAAGCAATATGGAACAAATCGTACTACTGACGCCTATGGTACTACAAAAGACGTTATCGACTCCAACACGAAGGTAGTCGACAGCGAGCGGATTAAGCAGGATGTAATGATTGAAACCGGAAGGTTATCAGGGGAGGTTAATGCAAAGGTAGCATCCGATCAAAACAAGCTTGCGGAGATACAAAATGCGTTTAACAAGCAAAGACTTGCGGCGTTGGAGTACACCACGGAGCAGGCTGCACAGCTATTCTCAGATGGGTCCGTAGCCTATAAAGTTTTCGCTTCTGCCCAGGCTTTAATATCAACCCTTCTTTCATCTCAGAAGGCATTCGAGTCGTTGGTAGGTATTCCTATCGTTGGTCCAACATTAGCAACAGCAGCTAAGATACTTGCTTATGCAAACGGCATAAAAACTGTAGCCCAGATTAATAATGTGAAGTTTGCAGCCGGAGGGTACACAGGCTCAGGATTTGGTAGCCCGGATAGTTCAGGCCACAAGCCGGCCGGGGTAGTCCATGCGCACGAGTACGTAGCACCGAAGCGTGTAGTCATGAGTGCATCGGCACAGCCTCACATCCAGGCACTTGAGAGCATGAGACTCAGGGGCTATGCAGACGGAGGCTTAGTAGCTAATGCATCGGTAAGCAGCGCGGACGCTTCACTAGCCTCTGCAAGATCATTACAGGACATGACTGTAGTTCTGGATCTGTCTGAAACTGCCAAAGGGCTGAAGACCATAGAGCAACGTGAGCGCGCCGCAAGACTTAACAACCGTCGTCAATGAAGCAGGGGGGTAAGCTATTGAAGTTCTCGCGTGGGTTCTGGGCTACGGCACTTGACTACAAAGGTGCGCACCCAGAAGTACTCCGGGATTACGATGTCCTATCCGCTGTAAAGGCAGGGAAAAGCTATGCCCAGATAGCTGTTAAGTTCGGTATATCTAAAATGACCATCATCAGAATAGTGGACAAATACCGGTAACACCCCATGTTACCGCACCGCAAACGCGTTTCTTTTCCTTCCATCTTTGCCCATAATGGAAGGTCACATTTGGATTAACGACGTCATTGAACGGGATTATCACCTGGAAGTAAAGCGCCAGTTGGATGCCCTCAAAGGCGCTACATCCTTAGTTGTACACATCCAATCCCCAGGCGGGTCAGTAGCAGCAGGGTTCAACACCTACCACGTACTGAAGGCCGCCGGCAAGCACATCAAAACCATCATCGAAGGAGAGGCGCAAAGTATCGCTACTTTCATCGCCCTCGCAGGAGACGAAATTGAGATTCGCAACCCGAGCATTTTCATGATCCACAACCCGTGGAACGAAATCCAGGGGGACGCAGATTCCCTTGAAGCCGGAGCCAGTGAACTACGAAACCTACAGCGAGACTTGGCGGAGGCGTACGTCCGTAAGACCGGAATACCCTACGATCAGATCCAGTTGATGATGAAGAACGAAACCGTCATGTCAGCGCAGCAGGCGGTACAGATGCGTTTTGCCGACAGAATTGTAGAACCTATTCGAGCCGTCGCGCTCGGTAAATCAACACACATGTACCAAACAAAAGAACTTACAGCTGTACGCAAAGCACTTGCATACTGCGCCATGGCCCTTGGAATGGGGCCTATGAATGTTGACCTACCGTTAACGGACGGCAGCATTTTGCAAATCGATGGCGATGGCGACCTTATGGGTAAGCCCGCATTAATAAACGGCGCTCCGGCTCCTGATCAGGTTTACACGCTGAAAGACGGCAGAACTGTAACAGTAACAGGTGGCGTTGTCACCGAAGTTAAAGAAGCAGCCGCAGCAGCGCCAGCACCCGTAGCTCCGGCTCCCGCACCTGCCCCTGTGGCACCTCCTGCGCCATCGGCAGCAGAAGCCCGTGTAGTGGCATTGGAGCAAGAACTGGCAGCAGCGAAAGCCGCCGCAGATCAGGAGAAAGCAGCAGCACAGGCCGCGCAAGCAGCAGTCGCTACAGCCGAAGCCAAGGTAAAGGATGCAGAGGATAAAGTACAAGCCACCGCACAGGCGTTCTCAACCCTAAAGGCTGAGTTCGACAAGTTCACGGTAGGCAAGACTACACCTCCTTCCGCAGCAGCAACACCGCGCACGCCAGGCGCACAGGCATCAACCGACAGTGAAATGCTTGAGGAACTTCTTGAAGAACCGGCCATGCTCGGTATCAAGAACATCATGGCAATGAAAAAGAACTAATCACCGCAAACAAAATAACAAAATGGCTACCGCCTTAACTACCAATTTTAACTACACCTACCCTGGCATTCTTACCACGGAGTTGTTTTTTAAGCCGGTGATTGACGACTCCCCGGCGCTCGGAGACTTTGCAATCATCGACCCGGGCATCAGCTTCCGGAAGATTTACAACGTCGTTCCGAACCTCGACAAGATTTTGAAACCATACGTCGGTTGCGCACGGACCTACAACGGCACTGTGGCAATCGGTAACGTCACTCTCGAAACGAAAGAGTTCGAGATCGGCCTGGAATGGTGCAAGGACGACTTCACTCAGCAACTTGCCTCCCGGTATAACAACCTGGCGCAGGAGTGGCTGAAAACCGGTATCAACTCGTTCGACCCTTCCGGTACTCCGGTGGCTCGTGTGATTGATCAGGTTATCGAAACCGGCCTACGCCGTGACATCGCACGCCGTATCTTCTTCGGTGATCAGGACAGCTCAAGCGCTGATTGGAACACAATCAACGGTGTGTGGCCTCGCCTGATCGACACCTCAGGTGGGTCTAACTATTGCGTGCGCCGTGCTGGTAACGCTCTGGGCACAGGTTCAATCTCTGATGCGAACGCATTGGCGGCCCTGAAAGCAGCCTGGGATTCTTCCAGCAACTTGCTGAAGTCGAACAAAAGCAAACTTCGTTTCTACGTGACCGGTTCGGTTTACGACGGTTACGTGTCATCGCTGCAAAGCGTGTCTTCTGGCTTCACTGAGCTGGCTTATACTGCCTTGATTGACGGCGTTCGCACAGTTACTTACAACGGCATCCCTGTGATTCCTGTACGTCTGTGGGATGAGTTCCTTGCTGATAGCACTAACCCGCTGTACGCTACTACTCGCCACCTGGTGCTGTTGACCATGAAGGAAAACCACATCATCGGAGTAGAGAACACAGCCGACCTGAACAAGGTAGAAGGCTGGTACGAACGCAAAGACCGCAAGTACTACTTCGAAGGTAACATGAAGTTCGGGTACCAATACCTGCACTGCGACCTTTCGACCATCGTATACTAAACCAAAGGAGGCACTATGGCACTTAAAAATTGCAAGATAACCGGTGGCCTTAATGCCGACTGCGAGGATATTCTTGGAGTGGGGGGCGCTGCCCCTCACTTCTGGGTGCTTCAAAGATCTGCCTTGGACACTCAAATATCACTGTCCCAAACTGGCGACATAACCGCGCTGGACTTCGGTCCTTACGGCGGACTGTGGCGCTTCGACGGTCAGAAGTACTCACACTCTTTCGGTGACTCCCTCGCTGTAACAAGCGGCGGAAACAAGTCGTGGACGCACACAGTAGTTGCGAAGGTATTGTCAAAGTCAACAAGCGACGACGTTACCTTGCAACAACTTGAGATCGCTCAGGACGTTGTAGTAATCATCGAGGACAACAACCAGAATTTCTTTATCTTGGGTGCCGGGAACGGATTGAGCGCGACAGCGGCAGAGCAAAACAGCGGCCAGACATCGGACTCAGACACCACCGACACTGTGACCTTAACCGGTTCAGAGAAGACTAAGAAACTGCGTTTCCGATTACCAGGCGGTTATCAGGCCACCCTGAACTACCTGCAAGCATTCGAACTGTAGAACTCGTGTAGTGTTTTATCCATAAGAACCGCTTCGAAAGGGGCGGTTTTTCTTTTTGGTTAATTCAAATTAAATTTATAAGTTTGACCCGGATAAACACACATTTTGTATGGCAAAGATAACAGCAAAAGTAGGGGTAAACTTTGAGATCCTACTTACATTAAACGAAACAGAACTGAGCGCTCTTGATGCCCTAGTAGGGTACGGGGTTGACCCTTTTCTGAAAGTGTTTTATGAGAAGCTTGGTAAAGCATACATGGAGCCTCACGAAAAAGGACTTAGAAGTCTGTTCGATAAAATCGACGAACTACGGCCTAATATTAACGCAATGGATGCTGTACTCATGGCGGCAAAAGAAGCTGTTAAAAAGTATAGCTTATAATGACTAAGCAAGCGCACACACGCGAGAGCATCCGAGACACGTTACGTGCATCTTCTGAATGGAACAATGCACAGAATGATTCACGTCTTTGGAATATAGCCTTTGGGTTATACAACGAGGCTCACCCGGGAGGTGAGTTGTATACGAAGTGGGGCTGCGGGAAGTGCTTTCAGAAGGTTAAAGACTGGTTGAATGCGTAGCCTTAAATTCCTTCAGATATACTACAAGGACGAGCATTTCCTTGAGCTGTATAAGTTTGCAACTCCAGTTCGTACGTGGCGGTTGAGTGACTACTTCGAGAACAGCGTTATCGCGAATACTGTACCTAATATTCATACTGTTGACTTGATCGGGGTATGCTCATGGCGACTCAAGGCAAAGCGCCAGGACAGCATCAGGACTAGCGGTGAACTTACTGAAGAGAAGCTGCGCACGCTTGACTACGACGTTGCTATACTTACCCCGAGGTCGAATAATCATAAGCCAATGAGCAACGCTGAAACTTGGCACCACCCGCACTGGACGCCGGCCATCGAGCACCTTCGGAAGGAATTCCAGATCCCGAAAGAAGTAACCCACACGATCTATGAGAACCACTTTGTTGCTCGTGCAGACATGTATAAACATTATGTTACCCACTGGCTGCGCCCAGTTATGTCTTACATGGATCAGCACCCCGAAGTTTACCGCGCTCCGTCAGGCTATGCCAAGTATAAGACGGAAGAGGAAAGGCAGATCGTTAAAGCAAAGTTAGGATTAGAAGACTGGCCTATAGGGGTGTTCATACTAGAAAGGTTGTTCAGTATATATTTGGAATGTCAGTTTGTAAAACCCAGAAACCTACTTAAAGTAATACCGCTATGAAAGATCTTATAGAAGCACTTACAATACTTTTAAAGTACGGTGATCCATCGTACCCATTTCATTGTACACATGAAACAATTCATGTTGTTGGAATAAAGTCAGAAGATGTATCTGAAGAAGATAGGAATCGACTTGACGAACTAGGATTCTTTTGCAAAGAAACTACTGAGCGAGAGGAAGGCGACGAATGGGACGAGGATGAAGATGGTGAAGGATTCAAATCATATAAATACGGTTCTGCATGAGCGCACTAGTATATCCGAAGTTCATCGGTCGGCTTGCAAACAACATGTTCCAGATAGCCGCCTGCATAGGCTACGCTAAGAAGTACGGAGTCAAGTGGGGGATCAAGAAGGGCTACGTAGAGCAGGGGTTCCAGGCGAACCAGGTTGACCGGTTCATGCCGGATCTGCCGTACTGCGGTGGATCATACCGTCGTTACTCGGAGCATCAGCGCGGCTGGGATAACGAGTGGTTCAACTACCACGATATACCTTTCTTCCCGGAAGGCGTAGAGCTTGTCGGGTTCTTCCAGTCAGAGAAGTACTTTGAGAATGCGAAGGATGAAGTTAAAGATACTTTCGGTAAGTATGTAAGGTGGTCTGATCGATCCGGATATTGCTCTGTCCATGTTCGTCGTGGTGATTATGTTCAGCATGCGGGTAGCTTCCCGCCAGTGCCTATTGAGTACATTCACGAGGCAATGTTTCGCATGCTTGATAAGCCAATAAAAGGGTTTATTGTCGCAAGTGATGATATAGAGTGGTGCCAGAAGAACATTCCACAATCATCATTTTACGATTTGAAATTTTCGTTTTGTGGTGATGAATGGGACGACTTTTCGGTACTTGCTTCCTGTGACCATCACATAAACTCGAATAGTACATTCGCATGGTGGTCTTCATACCTTGGACTTAATCCGAATAAAACGATCATCACACCATCGTATCAAACCTGGTTCGGCAGCCAGTCGGGAATTCTGTCGCCACCAGTAGATTTAATTCCCGAAGGATGGATTCAAATACACACGAGATAAATTATGGAACTACACAAGATCATTAAGAGCATGGCCCGGGACGCGGACGAGAACTGGGGAAAGCTTTACTACCACGTGATGCCGCGCATAATCAACGAGCGAGGATTCACTACAGGCGCTGAGATAGGCGTAGCGTACGGCGGGCATGCTGACGCTATGCTATCGAATTGCGTTGGTTTAAAGAAGCTGTATTGCGTTGATCCGTACACGCCGGACTACAACAGCACGGACGGGTACGCGATGCCTGAATCACTACTTACTGACAACGGCGGAGTTGACGCTTTACAAGCTGGTAAGAAGTTCGGAGAGGCCGAGTACGAAGAGCTTTACCTACACGCGCTACACCGGCTTAAAAGATTCGATTACCGTCAGGAACTTATCAGACAGTCTTCTCACGAAGCATGGGCCACTGTTCTTTTCGACGAGTTAGACCCAGGTGAGAAGTTGGATTTCGTTTTCATAGACGGTCGTCATACCTTCGGTGATGTAATGGCAGACATTGAACTTTGGCGTCAGTGCGTACGGCCAGGAGGCATAATCGCAGGGCACGACTACAAGCACGTGAGCTACCCAGGTGTAACAAGAGCAGTGAACGCATCTTTTCCAGTTATAAACACGGAGGACGGTTTTGTATGGTGGGCGAACAACGGAAAGTAGCGCTGTGTATTACGAACTACAATCGGGTAGACTTGCTTTTCAAGTCATTCGAGAATATTATCACTGATCCCCGGATTGGTGAGATTATAATTTCTGACGACTGCTCTGACGATAAGTTCTATCGAGAGGTAGCTGGGGAATTCCAAGCAATGAACGTTGGTAAGATGATTCTTTTTAAGAACGGTAAGAATCTAGGATGCTATCACAACAAGGCAATGGCTTTGTCAAAAGTAGATCCTGAATACCAGTATGCGATCATACTCGACAGCGACAACGTGATCGACACGTCATACCTTGACGCGCTGTTCGAAGTTCCGGAGCAATACTGGGACGGGAAGACGATACTGGCCCCTGAATTCGCACGACCGCACTTCAATTATGCTCCGTTCGCGGCATCGTACCTTACAAAGGATTCGATCAAGCAGCACATACCAACCATGGCAGACACGCGTTTCGACTGCCTGATCAACTGCGCGAACTACGTTGTGCCTGTTAAAGAGTACCTTCGTGTGTTCGATCCTAACTTTAACCCGTGGACCTGCGATACTGTCTACCAACTTTACAACTGGCTGAAGGCAGGCAACGCGATGTACGTAGTTCCCGGGATGCAGTACGACCACCTGATACACGACGGGTCGCACTACAAGGAACACAACCGGAAAGTGCCAGGGCTTTTCAATGAAATCACTGGTAAAATAATGGCACTATGAGTAAAATAACAATTATACTTCTAATCGCTACGGGGATTAGTAATGTATGCTCTATTATTGCCATGCATAGATTAAGATATAGATATAATGACAATTTAAATTGGGTTCTATTTTATCTTACTGCTGGTCTCTTTGGATTATTTATTGCATCAATATTTATATGAAAATACCATTAGGACAGAAAACAGCTATAGTACTCGGAGCGGCGGGATTTGTGGGTGGACACATGGCGCGCCGATTAAAGTCAGAGGGTTATTGGGTTCGCGGCGTTGACATCAAAAGGCTTGAGTATCCAACGGACTTAGACGAGTTTGTGCAGGGCGACATGACAAACCATGACTTTGCTTCGCGTGTGATGTGGGGGCCGGGTCAAAGCTCAGTCGGTAACCCTGGGTACTTCGATGAAGTTTACCAATTTGCTGCGGACATGGGTGGTGCGGGATACGTGTTCACCGGTGAGCACGATGCGAACATCATGAAGAACTCCGCGCTGATAAACTTGAACGTCGCTGACCTCGCGGTGCGCAACGGATGCGGCAAACTGTTCTACTCTTCGTCGGCGTGTATCTACCCTGGGCACATTCAGGAGGAACCGAACCACCCAGGGTTGAAGGAAACAGACGCGTACCCGGCCAACCCAGATAGCGAGTATGGCTGGGAAAAGCTATTCTCGGAAAGGCTGTACATGTCATACGCTCGTAACTTCGGTCTGAACGTACGCATCGGTCGTTTCCACAACATCTACGGGCCGATGGGAACATGGAAAGGCGGGAAGGAGAAGGCTCCTGCTGCGATGTGCAGGAAGGTAATAGAGGCAAAAGAACAGGAATACTTCAATGATTATGCAGATCGATGGTTAACAGCAAAGTTCATCGAGGTTTGGGGTACAGGTAATCAAACCAGATCATTCCTTTACATTGACGACTGTATTGATGCTGTGAGGCTGTTGATGCAGTCTGACTATAATGAACCGATAAACATAGGAAGTGAAGAGTCTGTTACTATAAACCGTTTAGCGGATATGGCTATTACAATCCATGACGACTCAGAATTTTCGTTCATAATTAAGAACATAGACGGGCCAGTAGGGGTTAACGGTAGAAACTCGGATAACGATAAAATACGTAAAGAGTTAGATTGGGAGCCTAAAGTATGCTTGTTTGAAGGAATGGAGAAAACTTATTTTTGGATAAAAACACAATACGATGCTAATACCCTTTAGACAACTAGCACAGCGCTACGGGATGAAGCCGAAAGGCGTGCTTCACGTTGGCGCGCACTTTGGGCAGGAGGCTCCGGAGTATGCCGCCATTGGCTGTAATAGAATGATATTCATTGAGGCTATCCCGGAAGTGTACGAAAAACTGAAAGAGAACACCCGCCAGTACATGGATGCTATGGCAATAAATGCGTGCATCAGCGATGTAGACGGTGACACGACTTGGTTCAACATTGCCAACAATGAAGGGCAAAGTTCGTCGCTGCTTGAGCTTGGAATACATAAGACAGAGCACCCTGACGTTGTGTACGATTCCAGGATAGAGGTCACAACAACTCGACTTGATACGCTATTTGCAGACTTCCCCTTGGAATGTGATATGCTTAACCTGGATCTTCAAGGTGCTGAACTGATGGCTTTAAAAAGCTTAGGTTCAAGACTAGAGGAATTCAAATGGTTGTATATCGAGGTTAACAAAGCGCCGATGTACGTAGGGTGCCCTTTGGTTGAAGAGATCGACGAGTACGTAGCGAAGTTCGGATTCAGGTGCGTAGAAACAAAGTGGTGCGGTTCGTTTTCTTGGGGTGATGCTTACTATATAAAATCATGATAGAGAACGTACCAGAAATGTTCCGGCCCCGGATCAGGGTCGAGTATCCACCTGACAACAAGCAGATATTCGAAGAGTGGTTTTACGATTCTTGCAAATTTATTTTTTCAGCAAACCCAACCTATAGCGAAAGGTACTATTTGCCAGTGTTCTGGTGCTCATTCCAGGTCAACAACGAATACGGCAAGGGCCGAAAGATGCACGACCTACAGGCGTACATAGACGGACTCGATCGATCGAAGAAGTACTTCACGATCACGCAGTACGACGACGGGCCGCTCGTTGACTTCAAAGACCTGGATATTAAAGTATTCGGATCAGGCGGCGGAAGGATTGACTGCCCGATACCGTTGGTGTGCATGCCGCATCCGTACCCGTTCAAGAAAATAAACCATCTCGAACGGAAGTACCTCGCGTGCTTCATAGGATCGATAACACACCCGATGCGCCAGCACATGATCGATGCGATACCATTAGGCCAGCGGCACCGTTACTATATCAGCACAAAGCCTCATACTATAGAACAGTTCTGCGAGGTTATGAACGATTCTGTTTTTGCATTGTGCCCGCGTGGATACGGGAAGACATCGTTCAGGATATGCGAAGCTTTGCAATACCTTACAATTCCTATTTACATTTCTGACGATCACATAATTCCTGGTGGTTGGACATTACAAGGGAAGGCAACAGACATTCCACTTTTTAGTGGCGACGCCGAATGGATGGATATGTTCCTAGTTGAAACTTTGGATAATACATTTAAGTCTACGGTATTTGGTTCTTTCGCAGATTTGATCGATCGATGCAGCGACATTTACTTTCAGTGGTACACATACGACGGACTTAAAAAACAGATACTCGAATGGTTGAAGCGTTTATCGTAGGTTGGAACGAAAGTGAGACTATACACCTCACGCTGAAGCACTACTTCGGATTCTGCGAGAAGGTGACTCTGTTCGACAACTACTCGAACGACGGAACGCCGGACATCGCCAGATCAATGGGTGCAGAGGTTAAGCATTTCGGAACGCCGGGTGTTCTATCCGACGACGACTACCTGACAGTTAAAAACAACTGCTGGAAGAAGTCTAAAGCGGACTGGGTGATCATTGTAGATGCCGACGAGATTCTTTGGGATGGCCATAACCTGTACTCTGGGCCAACGACGGGAGATCACCTTTACAAGGCTAGTGATTCCGGTGCGACGATAATCAAAACTATTGGATTCGATGTTGTGTCTCATGAGATGCCAAGGCTAAACTTCTTTGAGGTACAGAACGGATACCGCAACGAGAACTATTCAAAGCTTGCGGTGTTTAATCCGAAGGAGATAAAGGAGATCAATTACAAGTACGGATGCCACGTTGCTAAACCGACTGGTAATGTTGTGTATGCTGATAGCAGCCTGCTTCTAATGCACTATCGTAACATCGGTGGACCGCAGCGTCTTGTCGATCGACACGCGCTATACAGGCCCCGTATGAGTGAAAAGAACAAGCGTTTCGGACTAGGTTGCCACTACGAATATTCAGACGAACAACGGGTAAAAGAATGGGAAGAAAAGTTCAGTGGATCGCAAGATTTGCTACTGCTTGGTGGTTTGTTATAACTGGTGGAAACACACCGTTGAGCCGTGAAAGGATGAAGCACTGCAAGCCGTGCGATCGCCGCCGATGGATCGCATGCGGCATGTGCGGTTGCCCTCTTATCGCAAAGACCCGACTGACAGACGAAACATGCGAACACCCCGACGGCAGTAAGTGGTAACATGAATTGATACCGATTCCTTTTACATGCCCAGATACGCGTACTTTTGGGCACAATGCGCCGTTCTAAAAGGAAATATAGCCCGTCAGTTTCATTTCTACCGGCAAGCGGGCCGCAAAATCTAAAGCGTGAGAAAGCAGTACCAGAGCAAAAGAACTGGTCAGAAGACACCATACGATACGGTGACGACGACGCTTTGCCTTTACGTATTGCCCAGGCGGTAGAGGAAAGCCCTGCGGCTTCATCGTGCACGGCAACGGTAGCGCAGTTTATAAAAGGGGCAGGATTCTCTGACCCCGCATTAATGGACCTTGTAATCGACGATACCGGCACCTCTCTTTGGGAGTTGCACGAGTCGTTATCGGAATGCTTGGCGCTGTTCGAAGGATTTGCGGTTAACCTAAAATACAACCCGAAAGGGAAAATAACCCAAGCGTACATGCTCGGGTTCGAGGGATGCCGGATGACAATGCCCGCTGAAGGGTCGCCGATAATCACGTCAATCAAGCACAACCCATATTTTGGTACCGAACAATGGCGTAGGCACTACACCGAATGCTATCCGGTGTGGAATCCTAAAACCATCGACGACGAGTTAAAAGCTTCGCAATACAACGAAGACCCGGAATACAAAGGATACCCCGGACAGGTTTTCTACTACGGCAAAACGAGTCCCATCCATAGATTCTACCCTGTGCCTACTTTCTGGTCGGCACAGAAGTGGATCTACATAGACGGTAAGATCCAGACCGCGCACGCGGCCAACATGGACAACGGCTGGTTTCAGTCGGTCCTGTTGAAAATGATCGGAGATCCAAACGCGTGGTCAACTAATCCGAAATACGTCGATTCTAAAACAGGTAAGTCTACAAAGACTAATGGTCAGGAGTTTGCGGAGGACATGGCTGCAAATTTCTCAGGCTCGAAACGTATGGGCGGAGTAATGGCACTTTGGGGATTAAACAATGCATCACTACCCGAGGTTGAGCCATTCCCTACCAGCGCTAACGCTGATCTTTTCCTGGCATTACAGGACATCACCACAAAAAACATCACGATCGCACGCCGGGTTCCGCCGATTCTGGCGAACATCTCGGAAGGCGTATCGCTCGGCTCCGGTGGGTCTGAAATGCAGAAAGCGGTAGAGCTTATGCAGTCTCGGTGCACGCCGTTCCAAAAAGTGCTGATGAACTTTTACAACAAAGTTTTGCTCCCTGGCATGGGTGTTCGTCTTACTGTTGACATTCAACACTTCACGCCGGTAACGACACCGGTTGAACTTGATGATAAGTTTTGGGACGTATTGACTGCCGCAGAAAAGCGGGAGTTTGTAAAGAAGAACTTCCCTTCGGCCCCTCTTCAGGACATCCCAGAGGCATCGGCTCCGTCACAGAAAACACTTATCGAGGTTATCGGCGTAGGCGGATCGCAAGCTCTGATGGAGATACTTGCGCAGTACGCAGCAGGCACGGTTACAGAACCGCAAGCTTCCAATATCCTACAGATACTTTTCGGCATCAAGCCCGAAGATGCGGCGCGCATGCTACAGAAAGGGACCACGCCAGCACCTGGCATGCCTGGTTCAGCTCCGGTAGAACCCGGAGTAGTTCCCGATGTTATTGACCCAACAACACAGGAGAAGCCGGTTAGCGAAGCAATACGCAAGCTAACAGCTAAAGACCTTCAATTCATCGCCGGTATTCAAAGGAGGTACAACAAAGGAGAGTACACCTACGAACAGGCAAAGATTATGATACAGGGCCGCACGGGCCTTTCGGATGTAGATACAGACGTGTTCCTAGTAACCCCTGAAGAAGATGCCGCTGATACCACTACACTACCTTAACGAGGCATGCTTTCTGTCGTTGAACGAGGACGACAAGAAATACGCAATGTGCCTGGACATGTCTGAGGACGACCTGAAAGGAATTTTAGGACGTGCGTATTTTACTGAGTTGACTACTCAGTACAACGCGAATGAGTTAACCGAGGATAACAGCAACCTGTATGAAGAGGCAATAAAGAAGTACCTGGCGTGGCGGACGTACTTCCACTACCTGAAATTCGCGAACGTAACAGCTACGCCTACCGGCATGCGAACTTTCAACGACGACAACAGTTCTCTAGCGGAAGACATTCAAATGTACTCGCTAGAGAAGCACGTAAAGGCGCAGTTTGTCAAGTACCAGAACGAGATCACGAACTACATAAAGTCGATTCGAGTAACAAACGCATCCGCATACCCGCTGTTCGACTCGTGCGGTGGCGGAACTGTGAACAACTTTTCAATCACGGCCATCCACGGATGCAGCTACGGGCAGATAAATTTAAACGTCGCAAGATCGATTCAGAACAATGAATAAGCGATCATCGATAGACCCCGCACGCCGCGTGCTTTTGCAGTTCCGAATTAACCGGGACGGCACGCTACCTTTTGTATTTACGGAGAACTGTGAAGAAGTAGACATTACTGCGTGGGGATTCGAGCTATTCATATCACGATACCCGGGGGATAGAAAGAAAATCATCACGTTGACGTTGGGCGACGGGCTGAGTATTCCGGTTTATGAAATCAATAAACTGGAAGCCTTCTTCACCTCGGACCAAACCAACATACCAGAAGGACAATACTACTGGGAACTGTATAGGACAGATACGAAAGAAACCTGGCTTAATGGGTACGCGGACTTTACCTATGGCCCTAAAGACGCGAAGTCATGATAACGGTAGAAGTACTAGGCAAAGAAATTCACATAGGATGGATCGAAGGTGTTTCGGTGTCATCAAACGGCGTCTCGAAGGGTAAAACCAACCGGATAGACTTTGTTGACAGCGACAGCGTATCGTTCCACGTGGAACGCGTAGGTAACAAGATAACCGTATCAGCAACATCTTCGGGTGGTGGCGGAGGTGGAGGTCTTGACGCTACCGTTTCCGGTGGCGTTGAGCTGGTAGATGATAACATCACATTAGGCAGTGTGCTTATTCGTGACGTGCTTATCCCGGGCAATGACTTCGGTGCGCAGTGGGGTACGGACGATTCAAACATAGGCTTCTTCCGGTGGATAGGTAATAACTGGTCTGTGCTGTGGAGCAACACAACTCTGTACTTCAAGTCTGCCGCCGGCTTCGGATTTGAAGGCGAAGGGAGTAGTTCTCCTGCATGGTTCAATAACCTGTCTGGTCTTGTGATAGGTGGCACAACGATTAACGGGTCATCTATCTTACAACTTATAAGCAACACCAAAGCATTCCTTTTCAACATCGTTTCAAGCCTTTCTGGTGTTGCCGCACCGGCCGAGGGTATGGTCGTAGGATCTGTCGAGAAGGATGACCTAATGCTTTATTGGAACAACGTCTGGACCGGCATTACCCGGCCTGAGATATTCGTAATAGCCGAGCAGAACTTCCTACTTGAAGAGAAACACCGTAACGCTGTCATTGTTATGACATACAACGGCATAGCTTCGGTAACTCCGACGCTAGGTCTTAGTAAAGGATGGACATCATTCTTTTATAAACAGGACGGCACTAACGATTATATCCAGATAACAGAAGGTCCATACCAGGATATCAACGCATTCAACATGCGGGTTTATGTCGGCGGGGCGGCAATCATTCACCAGGGAGCAGAAGTGTTCCTCGTTTCAGGATCGCTTGGTCCATTGGTAAGCCAGTCCGCTATTACTGCGGCTATCGCAGTGGCAGCAACAGCCGCCGAGAACAATGCAAAGGCCTACGCGGACGACTTACAACGCATTCAAGTAGCGTGCTCTGACGAAACCACAGCCATCACAGCAGGCACAGCAAAGGTAACATTCAGAATGCCGTACGCCGCGACTCTGGTAGGTGTTCGGGCCAGCCTTGCAACAGCTCAGGTATCCGGTAACATCTTCACGGTTGACATAAACGAAGGTGGCACGTCGGTTCTTTCAACGAAACTTACCATCGACAACACAGAGAAGACTAGCACCACGGCGGCAACGCCTGCGGTAATATCTGACTCTGCATTGGCTGACGATGCGGAGATAACCATAGATGTTGATCAGATCGGTAACGGAACCGCAAAGGGACTTAAAGTAACCTTGATTTTCGGATGATCATAAACTCGTACATGTTCGGTAAGCTGTTGCTTCGTCTCAATTTTGGGATGAATGGGGCAGCTCCGTCTGTGGATGGGTGGAATAACATATGGGGTGAAAGCAACCCTGACAACGCGGCAGGAACTATTGATTGCAGCAGAACAAACACTGGCAACAACCTGTGGAGTCAGTGGTGCAACATTGCCGGTACAGGAATAAGCGTACGGTCAATAAACACTGGTAACGATACTACAAGCTGGGCGCGTGCCGCATTAAATACGGGGCAGTCAACAGGCAACAACTCGGGCATATATCCAGATCTTGTTTTAACATCTTTCTGGTATGTAAACGCCGGCCAGGGCCGATTACAGATTTACGGCCTAAACGACGCGAAGACTTATAAAGTAACGCTGTTAGGTTCTCGTGATTCAGCCGTAGGTGGTTCTCGCCGGTCAATATTCACAGTCGCAGGAGTCGCTTTAACGGCGCTTCAGTGCATCGGTAACACTTCAAACACAGTCAATAGAACAGGAGTCGCGCCAACATCAGGCGTGATCGATATACGTCTTGACAAAGACGACAATTCACTTGCATACATGAACGCTCTAGTTTTAGAGGAAGAATAGAATGGTAACATCACTCCTGCCGGGTCTCTCTTCGAGAGCATCATACGTAGTACCTGATCCTGTTAGAACTAACAGTGGATGGAGGTATGCGGATGCCATTGACGCGGCGGAGATATGGAATGCTAACATAGGTGACTACATCATAGACGGTCCTAACGTAATAATCCAGAGACCGGGTGGATTGTTCGTTGCCATTGACATGAACCCCGTTTTTGGGAACCATAACGTTCCGGTGAGCTGGCCCAACAAGGTCATCATTAAGGGCGGTAACTACGGGTACGTAAAGCTTGAGACGCAATATTGGAACGGTAATTCTGACACTGAGCGCGTCATTATAACCAACTACGACGGCCAGATAAACTGCGGCGGCTTCAAAACTGCCATCGGTTTCGAGAATACCTGGGGCATGGCCGGGTCGGAATACTTCCGGCTAACAGGAAAGTACGACCCTGTGTTAAAGACAGGTGACCCTAATTTCCGTGGCCACGATACAGGATACGGCAACAGCGCTGGCAAGTACGGTATTCGCTGCTCGATGAACTGGACTACTCAGGAGCAGTTCAATTTGGCGATAGGAGGTACTACTGCAGTAGGTATGGCTAACCACTTCGAGCTAGATTACATCGAGGTGTGCGACGGTGGGTTCGGGGTATCTCTTAAATGGGACAGCCCGCCAGCGTTGGAAAACGAGGCGATGACCTACAAGGTACACGATTGCTACTTCCACGACATGGGAGGAGAAGGCGGGTACTACGGCCAGAACACGAACAACGGGTCTCACCGGATGGTCGATTGCAAGGTTTATAACAACCGATATGTACGCGTTGCAAACGAAGGACTTCAGATAGGGAACTACGCAGAAGGTTGTGACGTGCACAACAACGTGTTCGTAAACTGCGCCATGCGCTGGAAATCGCCTTTTCAGCCTTTCCAGGATCGAGCAATACAGGAAGCCACTAGAAACGGACCTGTATATTTTCAGAATAATTTAGTTATCGGTTGCAGCGAATACTTCTTTGTCCTGTCAAATGCAAACGGCATTAACACGCCGCCGGACAATCCGATTCCAGGCAACAACATCATTGTCCAAAACAACCTGTTCTTCGGAACCAGGTATGAGGGTGTTTACATATTCTCGATCAACGACGGAATTACAGGATACGACTTCCTGGACAACTGGTTCGGATACTTCATGGACAGCCTTTTACCGGCCAACATAAAGTACAGCTCAGTTTATCCGGCGAAGGTTGGCCCGGTCACACGGGTAGTTGACAACGATTGCGTAGACGTTCCTATCTCATTCAAGCGTAACAAGTACCCGACTGGTATGACGTTCGTGGATGGGTTGACGCCTAACGTGACCATAGGAACCGGAATTGACGCGAACACAGCGGTGAGCAGCCCGGTGTGGCCGGCATTCGTAAACCATGGATTCGAGCCTACTTACGCATACCTAAACCTTTCTCAGTGGTCTTCAAAGATCGGAGAAGAAGCCGGGTTCCCTGCATCAGGGACGAACAAAGGACAAAACAATGTATACAACTTCGGGGATTGGACTCAGCACAAGTCTGCAATCTACCGTTCTAAAATAGACAACAATTTCGGGCATGAACCACCCGCCGGTACAAGCGACGCGTTCTGGGAACTGCAGTTGTTCAACAGCAGCACTACGACGCGTCCGCCGGATGACTACCGATTAAAGGCTGAGGACGTTTACAACTTCCTGGGAATAGGGTTGCTCGACAACGAACCTGCCGGTACTCAGTCCATACAGCTTGACCTTACCGTATTCGATCCGGTGTTCTTTGACATCACCGTGTTCGACCCGGTTGAAATCCACATTGCGGTTTCTGACGGGCTGAACAATACTGTGCGTTTCAACATCGATTATCCTACTAACCTACTAACGAACGCGCCGCGCATCGTTGGGTTAGGGTCTTCGACAATGACAGGGGCTGGCGCTTCTCCCGCGTCTAACGGGCTTCCGAGCCTGCTTGCTGCGTGGGTTGACTCATACAGCGCTGACGGCGTATTCCTTGCCCAAGCGGTAAGCGGAACGTATTCTAACATGTACGTGCCTGACGGGACCACTGCTCAAAGCGATTGGAACCGAAACATCGAAGCAGCCATGGCGCTAGATCCGGACATACTGATAGTTTCCCTGCCGTCGAATGATCCTTCGTTTAACACCAACGATGTATTCTTAAACAACCTCAAGACCATATTCAACGAGGCCCGGGAGCGGAACGTGTACTGTTTCATAACGACGACACAGCCCCGCACGGAGTACGGACAGGATCTACAGCAGAAGCTTTATGACGCCATGCTGTTGATAAAGGCCGAGTTCAAGCAGTATGCAATCGACGTGTTTACACCTTTGGCAGACCCTTACACGGTTCAGTTCCCGGCACGCATAAAGGACATATACAACGCGGACACAATCCACGTAAACAACGCCGGGCACATTGTCCTGCGGGATACGATCATTGCCGCGCTGCAGGCCGTATTCATCAACAAAAGCTACCTGAAATACCAGATATTCAGGAGCACAAACGCTACAACAGGATTCGACCTTTGGAAGGATAACGTCACCCAAAACGACGTTTCGTTCTTCCGGGAAGATGATACAACATATTACTATCGTGTGCGTGCCCAGCGCTCCGACACTACATACACCGCGTACTCGAACGTGGTAAGCCTCGATCAGGATCTTTTTGCCGGTGATGTGGTGCAGCGAGTATTTATCAACTTCGGCAATAGCACCAGGCCAGGGCCGGTGGTGGGGTGGAATACTCTGCTTCCTTCAGGAGATCAGCCTGACGCCGGGGAGGAATTCACTGGCATGAAAGACGTGCTGGATGCAGACACCGGTATAGGCGTTCGTATTATTGGCTCTTTCGCAGGTGTTCGATCATCCGGGGGACGCGCAAGCGAGGACTACCCGCTTGACGTGATCCGAACGAGCTGGAGACTGGACGCAACGACAAAGGCTGAAATCGAGTTCTTTGGACTCGACCCGGCCTACTTGTACACTTTCAAGTTCCTGTCGTCATTCCAGAACATCGGACCATATTGGTACACCGGATTTGTTTCCGGTGAGAGAAGTGCCTACGTTCCTGCAAATGACCCTGTGTTGTCTTCTAACGATAGCAAGACGGCGGACCTGTATTCTATGCGCCCGGCTGGCGATGGCACGCTGCGGGTCAAGATTAAAGCCCTGCCGGCAGCGGTGATCGGGTTCATGAACACGGTTAAGATCTATAAGCTTAACCTGAACAATGCTATCCCTATCGACATGGCCACGTTCAGCCCGGTTCTGTTTGAGCCTGTGTCATACAGATCAGGCACGACAAACGGGGTGATTCAGATCAACCTCACCGGCGCGGTAGATTCAGGCCTGGATGATTGGAACGACGTAAACGCCAGCACGACACAGACCTTCGGGAACATGATCACGTCGGCGCTTGTTAATACTGGCATCGGCATCCGGTTCGTTGGAATCGACAACAACAGAACCGACAACGACACGAACTACGCGGGTACTACCGAGTTCCCGACAGCAGTCATAAGATACGGTATCTACCGGTCCGGGAATCCTCCACCGCAGGTAATCCTGACCAACATCAAAGAAACTAAGCGACTGGACTTCCGGATCTTGGCATCACGACGGGATACGGATAATATACAGTCGATCACGATCGGAAGCATTACGCAAGAGGTAAACGTCTCGAACAACAAGACAAGCATTCTTGAGTTCCTGAACGTAGAGCCAGACAGCGAAGGTGATATCGCAATGACGATTACCTACGTATCGGGTCCGTCCGTTGGGTACACTTACCTCACCGCAATGCGGGTGGAGGTAAAGGATGCCGACGCAAACGTTCCGGTTATCCTGCCAGTGACCACATTCGACGCGGTATTCTTCGATCCTCAGGTTCTGCAGAACAACATCATATTCGGGCTTACAACCTTTGATCCTGTATTCTTCCAGCCGGTAGTCGCTGAGGCGGGGGGTAGTGCAGCAGTTCTGTCCACAAACCAGGTGTACATAACCGGCACCACGGAGCGGGCTATGATCTACCAGCCTGCGGGTTATAACAGCAACTCTAACACTTATCCGTTGATGATCTACCTGCACGGAGCGGGTAGAACTATCAATACCGTATTAGGAGAAGGAGCACCGCTGATGATCAATTCAGGCGACACCCTGGACAATGAAATGCTGGTGATAGCACCCGGAGCTCCGTCAGGTTTAACCTCATGGGGCATCACGATCAACGGCCAGATGCGGCCATTGCACGCGCTGGACTACATGATCGCAAACTATCGGGTAGACATTACGCGAGTTTACGTGACCGGTCTTTCCCTCGGTTCTGCCGGTTCTTGGCTGATGGCAGCCGCGGCACCTACCAGGGTGACGGCAGTATTCGCTGTAGCTGGTAGTCAGCCTATCGGCTACAGCTACGCGTCAATCCGTAATCTGCCGGTGTTCTCTTTGCACGGGTCCACCGATACAACACAGGACCGCGCCAATACTCCGCAGATGGCGTTTGCGATGAATTCACTTAGCCCTGCCCCGAAGTACCCGCCGATCATGATGATCATCTGGGGGGTAGGTCACAGTTCGGCAGTGTGGCATGACAACGCATACCGACGCAAAAACAGCCCTGTATCCGGAACGAAGGCCAAATACAATTACAACTGGTGGATGCTGAAATTCAGCAAAGACACTCAGAAAGAGGCATTCGGATTCGTGCAATACGCGGAAAGAACTCAGCTAATTGAGGACTACATCCAGGCGCTGCCAGTGGTCAACGCGCTGCCGTCGTCGTCATTCAAGACCGGATTGCTAGGTCAACTGGCCGCGCTGAAGGCATCGCTGTACGCGCGTATGTTCATTGTCGACCTCGGATCTTCCACTTATCCCAGCTCATCACCGATCAACAATCTGACCAACATAAACAACGGTCAGTCGATTAACAACCTGGTTGAATATGACGGAGCCTCGTCAACAGTAGGATTGACAATCATAAACCGGTTTAGCACGTTCCTCCCGCAGACCGAGCACAGCGTACGGATGGCGGCGAACTACTTCGGGTTGGGTGTTAACTTCAACCGCGACGGCGCACGTATGCTGACATCGATCACTAACGGATCGATGAAGTTCACAGGCCTGAACAACGCCAAATCCTACAAGGTTGTGGTGTACGTAGGGATGGACAACGGCGACGACTTCGCCAGCCGGGCGGAAGCATCGGTAACTATCGGGGCCTCGACTCAGACCATGTACGCGCAATACAGCGTGTTCCAAGGAATCATATTCGACTCCGTTACGCCTACAGCGGGAGAAATTACCATCGCGGCACGGGCATCACAAACCCGCGACGCGTGTATCACAGGACTTATTTTAATCGAAAAACCATAATTTTATGCCTAGCTATTTAACAAATAAATACAAAGATCTTACTCTCAATGGAGACATAGATCCCATTGCAGATACCATTAAGATCATGGCATGCAATCAGTTCACTGTGAATGTTGCAACACAGGACTTTATCAACTCGGTGTCTTCGAACCAAATCACCGCGACGGGGTACACTGCCGGTGGGCAGACGCTCACGAGCAAAGTGATTACTCGTGACAACACCGACAACCGGGTGTACTTCGACTTCGCGAACCCGTCATGGACGATCACCGGTACGATGACAGCGCAGACGTTTGTGATATATAAAGACACCGGAACGCCTGCAACATCGCCGATAATTGCCATCGTCGACACAGGGGCTCCACAGTCACGGACAGACGCCGACTTTGTTCTACAGCTTAACGCGAAAGGCATCTTTGGAATCTGATTCTTTAGACGTCGTAAAGCAGGTAATCGACAAGTTACCTTCAAGCTACTGGGCTGAAAAGGAGCCTTGGAAGATCATTGTCATGTGCTGGACGGTGTTTAATCTACACTGTCTTGAGCCGGCTGTTTTGATCTTGTGCCTTAAATTCCCCGGGGTAGCTCATTGGTTCCGAAGACTGGCTGAGGACAGCGACGACAAGCCAAACCTAAAGGACGCGGTTACGATTGTACTAATCCTATTAGTGCTTTGGGCCGGTCGCGGGTTCGTCATTGTGGGGATATGGTGGTGTATTTTCCAAGAAAACCAGGGTGGCTTAATGGGAGTTTTAGCGGGATTCATTGCGGCATTGCTCGCAACATCTATATTTACAGGACAGAAAACTTTAAACGATTTGAACCATGTCGAAAACAAAAAGTAAATCAGCCGAGGAAAAGCCGACCAACCCTCCACCGAAACCACCAGGAGGCAAAAAGTCAAAGTGATGCGGGATAAGTACATCTTATTTTGCCTATTCCTCTCCACCATTGTGATGGTAGTCTATGGGCTATTCCCAGATGGTCCGGAGAGGGATTACTTTTTGTTTGCGGATCAGCTAATCAGCTTGGAGTCCTACGTGTATTACGCGCAGGAACACGTAAGCCGGGCGATCTTAATCTTTGCGCTTCTACTGGCTCTGCCGGAACATAGGCGAATCATGTGGGTATTTTTTGCCCTGGAAATCGTAACGCTGATTGACTATGTTGTCCGATACAATCAGGATATAATCGTATCAGGCTTTAACATCGACACCATTAAGCTGGTGGTATACGGTACGCTTATTTTATCAGCTATGAAAGGCAACAATCAACGGCTATATGGGGGAGCGACGTGAGCAACTTGTATCTCGGGTTATTGATCGGATTTGTTTTGGCTTCCTGTCTATGGTTGCCGGGGTTCGTATTAGCGTACCGGAGAGTCATCCGCAAGAAGATGGCGGAGATAGAATATCTGAAGCAGGCGCACCAAGCGGAGTTCGCCGACATGATTCACAGGATGAACCACGAGGGGCCGATAAAGGAAGGGTCAAGCGCTCATGGGCTGACGTATCTTATTTTATGGGCAGTCGAGAATTCTTTGATAATCTTGGAACAGCTTTACACGAAGCAGGACTGGAATACAATGGAAGCTATTTCGAATCTGCGCGGCATCGCCATGGTGGAGCTACAGATGTTGCACCAAAAACTGGGCGACTTCCTGGAAGCTAAGAGAAATGTGTTGAGGGATTTCAACAGACAACAAGGGTTATGAATGTATTAATTGAACGAGTTTACTTGCCGACAGAGACGCTTGGCAGCATGTACATTAACGGGGAGTTCGCATGCAAGACCATGGAACTACCGTGGAAGGATAACGCACGCAGCGTATCGTGCATTCCGGAAGGATCATACAAGGTAATCAAACAGCCTCCTAAAGCAGACCGGCCATACCCGTATTTCAGGCTTCCTGAAGTGCCCGGGCGCACGGGTATTTTGATCCATAAGATCAGCTACGTGAGCGGTTTAAAAGGATGTATTGGCGTTGGTATGGAGTTTGCAGACTTGAACAAAGACGGCGTTCCTGACATCATCAGATCGGGTGAAGCACTTCAAATGCTTATCGATAAACTGCCCGATTCGTTCACGATCGTGATTCGCAAAAAGGTCTAATTCAAAAGCCCTCCGGATAACCTGTCGCTGAACCGAACGACAGCCGGAGGGCTTTGTGATTCTTACCGGGCTACGGTTTCCCCGGCACGGTCGCAAAACTACAAAAACTATGCCTGCAATCAAATTTCGCTAGTTGCTTTTTTGATGGCTGCAAGTACCTTTTCAAGGTCTTTATCGTACCCATCAGCAATGTCCATAAGGTCGTCGATCGCATCTTTTGCGGTAATCAAAGCATCAAGCATGTCCGGCGCGGCGGCTATCAGCTTTGCATTGTATACCTTTCGATTGAGAAGGCTTCCATCGTCCATAACTTCCTTTGGGCGAAGAGAAGTTACCGCTATTTCAGAGCCAATGGCGCTGTATATTGTACGCCCGTCTTCATTGTCTACAGTCCACGGACCTGGTGTGTGCTTTATTTCCATGATTAAAGTTAAATAAAATTTGACTAATTTCGTGCTATGAAAAGCAAAATATTCCTTGTTATAGGCGCTGCGGTGCTGGTTCTGTCGGTCCTGTTCACGATCAAATCCTGCGAGAAGCGGGAGTTCGACGAGAAGGTGGACCGGATCAAGCGGGAGGTTATCTCGAAACAGTTCGCTCTGGATAGCCTGGCTGCGCTACACGAGACTTTCCGCGAGAAGATGAAGCAAGACACGGCTAGAGCCTCGGATGCGCGTAAAGCGCTTAAAACGCGAATCTCGGCTTTAGAGGGTAAACTCCGGAAAATCACCCTTGCGAACGCCACCCCGCGCCAGTTGGACAGCGTTCGGGTTATCATCGCGCCGCAACAATCGGATTCCCTGTACTGCCTTCCGATCGAATCTGCCCGGGTTATCATGGCGGATGCCGTAAGCAAGCGGGTGCAGGACACGTTACTCTTGCAAAAGGATTCGCTGATTGGAAACCTAAACCACGAGAACGGATACCTAAAGGCTGCCTTCGGAAAGAACGACACCCTCTGGCAGGCTCGGTACGACACCCTCCACTCCATAACTGATTCCAAAGAACTTATCATCCAGACGTACGAGAAGAAAGAACGCCGCGCAGCTTTCAAATCCTGGTTAGATAAAGTAGGCGCTGTAGCTGCGGGCGTGCTTATAGGGCTGATCATTCAGTGAGCAGCGTTATTCGCGCCGCATGAGTATCCTTCATCAAATTCCTGCTTCGCGTATAGCTCTGCGGCTCGATCAATCTCTTTTATAAGATTGTCTTCATCGCCTATATGTATCATATCTGAGTACATATCATCGAAGTTTTCGTAGCCGTATTCCTGGGCTACCTGCTCTTTAAACTCTTGTAGGGTCATAGTGTTTCATCCGGTTAACGCCCCCGGGGCGGTTAGTTTTTCGTATATTTTTTCAGCAAGTAAGAAATCTGATTCTGATGGGTATGATGCGATCATGTATGCAATATCCTCTGCTGTTAATTTCACTACCAGCTCCCGGCACTGCTCGCCGTATAGCTGCATGGCGCGATGGGCTCGTGACGCAATCATTTTCTTAGATGTCCGTTTTACCATATCATCCCAGGATTCATATTGTATCTCTGTCGCTGCCTGATCCTTGCAGGCGTCGATGGCGGTTTTTTGTTCTGAGGTCATGGCTTTGGTGTTACACAGGGTTGTTGACGTTCAAAAACAACAAGTACAGCACCGTTGATTCCGGCCGGAGCCATACACTTTACTGTCCACCCTTGGACTAACCAGCAGCCTATAGCGTAGCTGAAGTCTTGTTCGATTAACTCGCTTGATTGTTCCATAATTTTAATAGTGTTTTAGTTTAAAAACGTTTCGTTTACATTAAAAGCAAATCACAGCTCTATCGTTAAAGTCGGGTGATTTTATAAAAGTCTATTTAGTTCTTCGATGGTTAAAGTCGGGTGCTTCTCCCGGAGTTCGGCGAGACGGGCAGACTTAGCGGCTTCAAGTTCAAGTTCGCGTTCCTCGTACTGCTCGATGGTTGTCGATGGGTGGAATGACGGGCCTTCGATTTCCTTTCCAAAGAACTGCTTCCGCCGATTCTCGATGCGCTGCTCTTGGGTGACATCCTGGTTACCTATCTTCTTAACCTGCTCTAGCCACTGTTCCAGGTACGGAGCGTACTCATCAGGTGTCAGAATCTTGCCAGTGCTTATCTCACTTTCGACCTTTGCCGCCATTGTGGTGTATCGGTCTTTGTGCTGGTTAAGCCAGCGCGCAATAACCCTGGCATTCAAGCCGGTAAACTCCGTGTCAAAGATTACCCCGTTTTCGATGATCTTCTGTTTGTCCGCATCCGGGATCATGGGGAACTGATCAGCGACCCGGCAGAGCACGTCTAGTAGGGCTGCAATCTCTTTTCTCGGATCGGGCATATCATTCAGAGTCTGTAACTGATTAAGCCCGCAGAGTCGCTTTAAATCGTTCAGGAGTTGTTTGAAAAATTCTCTCATATGTCGGTCATGTCTACGTATGTACTTTTCTTAGTTGCGGTTGTGCAGAACTTTCGGTATGAATTGTAAAGGTGCGTGTCGTCCTCAAACACGGCGGCCGGGTTAGCCGTCATGAATGCATCGTATGCCGTCCATCCAGCGCGGGCGAAGTCGTCAAGCTTGTCAGCGAAGTAAGCACGCAGGTCATAGATGATCTTCACCTTGTCACCAGCGTAAACTTTCTTAATCGAAATTCTTGACTCCTTTTTATTACCAAATACAATTTCATTATCACTTTCATATTCATTATCATATTCAGTGTTTTGTATTGTTTTTGGATATGCAAAATCTTTACTAACTTCTTTGTCCCATCGCTTTTTAGCCGAATCAGCGCGTTTTGAAGAAATGTCGCAATCACGTTTCATCCTTCGGCTGACAATTGTGACTGTGCCGTCGCCATGCAAAGTAATGTCTGCGGTCTTTTTTTGCATAAGCAAATTTATTGCAAACCTTGCTTCTTCCTCTGTGCACGACATCATCCTGGAAAAATCTTCATACGTTCCGGTAAGCTCACCGCGCACGGGATTTTCCCACATATTCAAAATAAGATCTACCCAAGCGCCTCGAACAGCCAGCGGAAGTATACGCGTTGCCTTGATGTAGTCTCCAATATAGAAAGGGATGTATGGCTGCTTACCCACTAGAATAGCCCGGTTTGGTTGACGTCTGGAATGTCTTTTTTCTTGCGCTTTAGACCACGCTGTACCTTTATCTCGTCAAGCCATATCTTGTACGGGTGCCACTGTCGAGCACCGTAAGGATACGCATCAAACAAAGCTTTCTTTATCTCCTTCTCGCTCTTTCCGCGTGTCTCTTTCAACACTTGCGCGATGATATGTTTTGCTGAGTCTCGCCATGTTCTTGTCATAGGGCATAAAAAAAGCCGGGGTCTGTGGAACGAGACACCCGGCAGGTTGTGAAAACCCAAACCCAGCGCCGCCTTGTTCCACGAAAACAGCGCAGGGATATGCAAACATAAATATTATTTCCGAACTTCCAAAGAAAATATCTCGGAAAGTTCTTCGGCGAGAACGGTGTCGGAGACTACCTTGGCGAAACCTGCCTGATCGAAGTTATTGAGAGGGTAATTTTCCTTCAAAGTGATCCACCATGTTTCCCACTTAAACTTGAAACCTGATACGTGGTATACCTTACCAAATTGAGGCAAGTTATCCGTTCCCCGTAGTTCCCACCCGATTGGATTTGATACCGGCGTTACCGCCTGTCCGATTGAGAATAGTTGTCCGTTCATAGCATGTGCATTGTATAGTTGAATTCTGCTTCGATTATTTTGGTCTCCCGGAGCGAGTTGTTAAGCTCCTGGTACTGGTTTAGTTTATCGGGGTTGATCTTGTCGTTCCCCGCGTCGTAGCGCAGTTCTCTTGCGAGTGCTCGCATCTTCTTTTGAATGCGTAGCTTCCGCATGTTCAGGGCATCGCATGAGTCCTTCAGTTGGGCTTTCGTGCGGCCTGGGTTCTGTTGGTCGGCTAGTGTGCCAGGATTCTCCATATCACGAATACGACAAGTAAAACCATTGATACTAGCGCACCGACTAACCTCGGACCGAAGTCCGGGTTGTCGTGGTCTTGGTACTCTTCTTCCGGTGTCATAGTTTTTTCGTTTTTAGTATTACGATCATACTATCGTGCATTCCTGAATGGTTATTGACTTTTTCGCCTTTTGTGTTAATTCCTATGAATTTAACACGCCCTCGAATGAATCGAATCTCAGAAGCATTAGGCTTAACAACGTCGTGAAAAAGTGCAGTTGATGTACTAACAGGTAGAAGTAAAACACATAGCTTTCCGTATCCAGACATCTCAACAGCTCTTTTTACAAAGGCTTCCTTTAGCTTTCTTGAGTACGGTGGGTTTATAAAATTACGATCTCCCCATTCAATTAATAAACCGTCTTTATCTGGAGTTATGTAACCTTCATTAAGCGGACATGGATCAAAATCAAAATTGAATTCTTGATTCAGTTTGTTATAAAGTTCCGGAGGAGTAGCCCAATTATCACTATGTACCAATGTCCTATTTTTCATAGACTTTCAGTTAGGTAAGCGAATACAGTTCCGATTGTAATGAAAAGCATGACCGATATTATCAGTCCTGCCAACAGGGCGCGGGTCATTCTGTTGCGGTGGTAGCGGGCTACTTCTTTACTTGTAAGCATTCCTCGATGTATTTAAGTTTCTCAAGCTTCTCTTTGACTGCTGCGGTGATCTTCTTTGCGATCAGGTCGAACGCCTGCGCCTCTGGTTTTATGATGATGTGAGTCATACGATACGGTTCCGGATAGCGCGGGTCGTACGTGATGAAGTGGCAGCGCTCTCTGGCGGTGAAGAACAGGTTGCTCATGCACTGCCAGTAGTATTCCGCGCTATATCGCTTCAAGTCCCACTGGTCGGTTAGTTCCAGATAGTCTATCTGCTTTTCAAGCGTCCACGGGCACTTAACCTCAAGCAGGTCATCTTCACCGATATACCGGTCAGGGCTACCGCCTGCATGATCACCGAAAGGAACGAATCCAACTTCTTCGCAAACCATTCCAGTTTGCTTTTCGAAGTACTCCACTGCTTCCGGTTCCATCTCCGTACCACGCACGAGCGGAAACGCATACGAGTTTTCCTTCGATGTTCCAGTTAACACTTCAGCAACCTTGATTTGTATGTAGGTCTTCGCGGCATCGCTCAGGATGTCGGGCGACTCTATCCACTTAACCGCCGAGCCTTCGCCTTTCTTCGGTCGGTTCTTCAGTTCATCTGGAGTCATGAGCCGGTAGCCCGGACTCATGAGGTTGTGTATCTCGGACGAAGTGAAACGCCCGCGCCGTATATCGTCCCAGGCATCGCTGCCTTGGGTTATTAGGTACTGCGATGCGTCGCCGCTGTTGAGTGATTCGAAAAAGTCCATCAGTAATCTATTTCTTGGCAGTCTGTAATATCCCAGCATTTATCGACACCTTCAATACCATCAAGGCATAATGATAGTTGTTCGCTGTAGTATCCATTGTTACTTCCGTATCCAGGCACTCTGACAGGATGGCCGTGTAACGGGATCAATTCAATACCGTACCCTTTAACTCGATTAAAGAAATTGTCGCCTGTAAGATCAAATTCAAGTCCTTCAAAGTCTTGAATTGTAAGATCTTTGAATGACAAATAATGCTCTTCGCAACACTCACTTGAGTGATAAGAATAGATTTGCAAGCCATCGTCGAAAACGATTGACTCGTCTTTTACCTCAATTACCTTGCTCATGCCTTTGTCAGTTTAGTTAAAATCTCTCTTGCCTTTCCGATAGCTACTACGTACAGTTTCGCGGTTCGCTCTGACTTCCAGTTGTCTGGGTCCATGGTTGTCCGGTAGGTCGAGTCTTTCTCCACGATCTTTTCGAACAATTCCATGTAGTTTTTGTGCAGCTTGTCAACGTCAACCTCTGGTAGCCTCCCATCGATGTCAGAATCCGCCGTAGTGATTCCAAGCGCCCCAACCAGTGTGTAGCGCTTCATGTACTCGATCGCGCTGCCACGGGCCTGTATTGGGTTCTTAGAGCCTGAGGTGTCAGGTTTTGCTGTCATCGATGTCTGCTCCGTGTGCCCGCCGATGTGCGCTATGATGCAGGTAACCTTTATCTCGTCTCCGTTATCCTGGATCTCCCACCGCTTTGAGAAGCCGTGATCCTTCATGACCTTGCGTAGCTGTCTATCTATGTCGGCCAGTGGGGCGTACATGTACTTCGTGGTTCCGAACTCCACACCCTTTGTCTTTCGGATGTCAGGAGAGTCCATCTGGAAATCAGAAAGGGCGTTTAGGAAAGATTGTCGCGCAATCTCTTTTTCGTGCCGTTCCTTCAGCGCCATCAATCGTTCCAGCGCTTCTATGCTGGCCCCCGATGAAACAGCGGTTGCAATCATGTCCATGTAGGAAGTGGTGGCATTAACTTTCTGCGCGGCAGCAAATTGCTCCGTAGTCTGTACCTTGTTTGTGAACTGTAGTACTCCTGAGTCTTTGTTATCCATTATTTTATAGGTTAAATCATGATCTTATTTTCGCACTTCTTATGAACGTATTCAAGTTTCTCTAACATTGAGAACTTGTCCATGACGTATCCACAAATAAAACGCCGGTACATTAGTACGCCCTTTTGTTTTGGGGACAAAAACTTTCCACAGAGTTGACATTTTTCCATTACTTTGGAAGGTTTAGCTCTTCAATCATACAGTCGTAGTACTCGTCTTTAAACGCCTGGCGTACGGTGTCCTCGTAGCATCCGTCTAGGTCGGTGACTGTGATCCATACGCGGGAGATGTCGCGCTGCGAGTCTTCGCGGGCGCCTTCGTAGCGCACGATTCCTTGTGCGATAACCTCGCCATCTTCGTTGTGCTTGGCGACTACAAGTGTCATGCCGGTGAGTTTCGTTTCGTTTTTCATGCTGGGTTTGTTTATAGATTAAAGTAATTCGAAAGTTGCTTCAAAGGGATACAGAAAGTTTCCATCATCATCGATCATTATATCGCCGTATGGATCGATGCCAATGGTTATCTCTCCTTCACGTATTACCGGCACGTCGGCACCGTCATGGTTACGTTCCACTGCATATCTGGCCTTTACCGTCTGGCCTACGTAGTCTGCAAATTTTACTGTCATGGGTTTGTGTTTTTGTTACTGATGTAAATATACGAATAAAATTCATACTTGTTCACGCTTTGTGAATAAATTTTATTTTTCTGATTTCTCTTGACTTTATAAATTTAATTCTTACCTTTGGTTCATGGTTCAGACGGGGTCATACGGCTGTGATTTGCGAAACGTAAACGAATTTAGAATCGGAGGTGCTGAAAACTTAACCCCCGCAGTCAGATCGCGCGGTTACAAATGGGCATCGAAGATTCGGGATAGTGACCGTTGCAGCGGTGCACTTTCTTTAAAGCATTAAGTAGATAGGGAGATAACACACTCCACCGCCTGCGGTGTCCAGTAATGGAGGCCGGCCAGTTACACTATCTGGTGGGAGTGAGAAGACTAACCTGCCGCCACCCTATCCCACTTCGGTGGTTCATGAGGCTAAGGCTAGTAAAGGGCAAAAATGTGGGTATTGAGAAGTGGTATCTCACCGGTTCCGGGCCGGTTCAGTTGTTCGATTCAACTTACCTACACGTTAAGAGCTAGCCGGTGAAACCCCGGGCGGACTTCGGTCCGTCTCTTGGCACAGGTTGCGGACCAACCCACAGGGAAAACGGACAACCACGGGGCACCGGCAACCTCGCAAAAACCGGTACTTTTTAAAAATATACATCACGGGCCTTGCGCATGGCGAAGAAGGGTGATGTGACCTGGCATAGCCGACCCAGAGAAACCAGGTTATTTTAAAGACGAAACACGTTCGATTCGTGCAGCCTCGGGTGGTGACTGGTCGATAAGTCACATCACATATCGGGTAGGTATGGGAGTAATTAGGTTACACATTGCGAGGCATTTTTTTTAAAACAATACTATGGGACGAAAACCAACGTTCGACGACATGAAGCCAGGGGAATTAAGGAAGCTCGAAGGGCTTGCTGCGGAGTACCCTACTCAGTACAAGAACAACATAAAGAGGCGGGGGAAGTACGAGGTTGAGATCATCCGGAAGGACGACGGGGTGTACTTTAAGAGGCTGCCGAAGAAACTTGAAACGTATTAGCCATGCCGAACATAGAAGCATTAGACAAGCAATTCAGTTTGTATATTCGTTATCGTGACATTGAAGATAACGGGTATGGGAACTGCTGCACATGCGGAAAGCTTCTTACGGTGAAAAGTGGTCAATGCGGACACTTCATAAGTCGAAAGCAAATGGCTACCAGATTCGATGAACAGAATTGCGGAATTCAATGTGTAAGTTGTAACATCTTTAATCACGGTATGCAGTTGATATTCGGTAAGTACATCGATAAGAAGTACGGCGCCGGAACCGCCGACCGTATCCTGGCTCGCTCACGCGGCACTCGCAAGTTCGAGCAGTTCGAGATCGACGCTCTTACGAAGCATTACCAGGAGGAGGCACAGAAACTAAAAAAACTGAAGGGACTATGATAGAAGCACTTGGATGTATTATTGCATGGGCCTTGATCATGGCCGCCATAGTAGGCATTCCTCTTTGGTTTCAAAACCGGTCACTGGACGATTACTATCGGATGTCTACATATCGACGTAAACTTTACAAAAAAATGCAGGGACCGGCAAAGCGGTACAGATAAAGTATGTATGAATCAACTAAACCACCCGTAAACCCTACATGGGATCTGCCAAGCGCCTATAATATTGGTTGCGAGGTTTGCTTACAGTTCGGGGAGAGCAACCCGATAATCCGGAACTGCCATGTCACGAAAGTGATCTTCTCACGCGAGAAGGTGATGTATGATCTTCAGGTTGGCATCATGGCACCAGGAGAAACCGACGATGGGTTACAACGTACGTGCATTGGCCACACACGGATTCATAGCATCGATTCAGCTTTCGTGTACCCACATGACCACAATCAGGATCAAATAACGGGCTACAGCGTTAATCTGTAGACCACCCGGGGACCGGTGTTAAGGAAGAGGTCACCATAAGCCCCGGGTTAGTTTTGTAGATGTGGTGGAATTGGTTATACACTATAAGGTAGCAACCTGAACGGTTCATGTGGCCTGGCAAAATGGCCATCCTCGACCGAGAGCCTGAGAAGGTCTAAGGTAGCATTCAGGTTCGAAGCCTGACGTCTACGCTAAACTTTTAAACCCAGAAAATATGTATTGGTTAATTATTCCTTCAGTTTTCACAGCAGCATTTGCTTACATTATTTACGTAGTTATGACTTCCGATTTGTACATTGATGAGGGTAAAGGAGGGAGACGTGGGTGAGTGGAACGAATATGTAAAACAACGATATGACGAAGGTATGCGTGCATGTCTTCTACCTGGCGATGTGCACGTGTATACGTATCAAAATGTCGATAAGTATTTTCCAGTTATAAATCCAGACTTATGGATTGACCTCCGCGCCTACCAGGACGAGCAGAGGAAGAAAGGGGAGCCGATCGTAATGTCTTCCGATGAAGCTTTGGAGTTTGGGCGATTATGCCATCGGATTCCGACGCAATTCAACTACGTGCATGCTTTCACAGGGCATCCAGGTATTCAATCCATAACACCGCAGAAACCATACGGGCAGATAGTTAACGGCCGTTTCACAAATTTCCGCTGGAGGCATGGACACGGACCGAAAGGAGGTAGCAATGGGTAACTTAAAAAACTGGGAGGCTCGCATGATGACATCCGACCAGATAAAGAAACACGAACTATCCAGTACCTGGAAGGAGCGCCACGCGAAGGGGGTGCCGGTGAAGATGAAATGGAGTGATATAGACCAATTCATAAATAAGTTGCCTGTGGTTGATAGACACGCATTATATGGGATGTCTGGCTCATATCTTAAATCAGGATATCCTCACGCAACGCAAATGGCTGATGGACTTAAAGCAACATTCTGCAACTTCCGGTACAAGCCCGAGTGGATGGCAGAACAGTCTCGTAAAAACTGTCATGGCTTCGCAAGCGAACATCCTCAGGCACAATGCACAGGATCACTTTAAAAACAAACAATATGACATTCAAATCAATCCTCGCAACACTTATCTTAGCGGTAGTAATGACCGCCGTGACTTACGCGGGCCTGAGCCTTTTGGGCTTGGTATGCTGGAATTTCGGTAACAAGCTGGTTTACTTCCTGGTTTCAGTCGTATCTATCAGCGCGGTGGCTCTCGGTATTAAGTGGATAGACGACAAGATATGATGCGCACACTCGACCCAATGAAGGGACATCCTTCCGGTCGAAAGAACAAAGACGGAACAGAGAAGACCTGCAAGCTTTGCGAAACATCTTTCCCTGTAGCTTTGTTTAAAAGGCCAGGACCTATGCACCGAGAAACGCCATACTGCCCAGCGTGCGAAAAAGCGAAGAGGGCGGAAGCTGAACAAACAAGGAAACGGAGACGGGAGGCTTTCCCGTACTGAGATGCCCAGAATAGATCGAAATGAAGACGGAACCGTGGATGAGATACACCTTGATGACATCGAGACATGCAACGCCATATACGCTTATTTGAATGGAATGGGGGTAAAAGAGGCTATAGGGTCTTGGAGGCTAGGTGTACGAACTAAGCAGAGTAGGCCAGGCATAGAAACTGTTTTTATAAAAAAGGTAAAAGATGAGTAAGCCTAAAGCAATAGAATCACCCGAAGCCCTTAAAAGCCTTTTCGAGGACTACAAGCAATGGATTCAAGATAACCCATACATGGTCCACGACTTTGTAGGAAAGGATGGAGACTCAGTAGAGAGAAGAAAGCAGCGTCCTCTTTCATGGGTCGGGTTCGAAGGGTACCTTTCGAGAAACGGTATTTTAGAGCATTTGGGCCATTACGAGCAGAATAGAGGGGATGCGTACACGGAATATGTGCCGATCATACGCGCACTAAAGAAGCAGTGTAGCGCTGACATCATCGAAGGGGCGATGGCCGGGGTGTACAATGCGAACCTCGCAGCACGACTAGAGGGACTAGCTGACAAGAAAGAGCTAGAGGCTCAGGTAAACATAACACCTATAACCGGAATGGAGATAAAATGACAATCGCGGTTTATTGCACAATATGCTACTTTGTTGGAGTGGCAATGGGAATTTTAGTAATGATGGTTAAGCAATCACAGAAGTGAAGTGGTACCAATGGCTTTTACTTCTTCCCTGCATAGCCTATTTCTCGCTTCTTCTGTACGGAATAGGCCTGGCGGCGTACATGGAATTCTTTAACCGCAAACCGAATAATCTTCGGTGAACAGTGCAGAATATTCTTTGGTAAGGTATCTAAAAATACGGGGGTTAGACAACAGCGACAGAATAAAATATGGCATAGTTCACAAGATTCGACTACGTTTAATACCCAGGGCATAAACTGAGATTATCTAAATCTCGGGGAGCACGAATTCTGGCAATTGTAAAGGACATGAGGAGAAGGGGGCATATTTCTTGAAGATCACATTCGACACCAACGGGAACGAGAAGCAGAAGGAGGTTTGCCGGCATTGGGTTGACGACTCGGTGTCGGATATTGTTTACGGTGGCAGTAAGGGATCGGGCAAGTCATATCTGGGCGTCTCGTTGATATTCGGAGACGCTTTGATCTACCCGGAGACACAGTATTTCATCGCAAGAAAGAAGCTTAACGACCTACGCAAATACACTAAGCCGTCTATCGATGAGGTGTTCAGGCATTGGGGCTTAGGACCTTCGTACTACAAATACGATGGTCAAGACAACTTCTACACCCTCCACAACAAATCTAAGGTTTTTTTGATTGAGGCGGCGTATCAGCCTGGGGATGAACAGTTCCAGAGGTTTGGGTCCATGCAGATGACTCGCGGATGGATTGAGGAAGCAGGCGAGTTACAAGAGGCTGCAAAGAACAACCTAGCCGCAACAATAGGACGTTGGAAAAATGATGACTTTGGGTTGTCTGGTAAGCTACTTCAAACATGCAATCCATCTAAGAACTACCTCTATCGATCGTACTACAAGCCAAACAAGAACGGGGAATTAGACGCTTGGAAGCGTTTCGTTCAGGCCCTACCGGAGGATAACAAAAAGCTTGCTGCTGGGTATTTGGAGAACCTACAGAGGGTTTTGTCAACCAACGAGAAGGAACGCCTGTTAAAAGGAAACTGGGAGTTTGACGACGATCCTGCGACCATGTGCGAGTACAACAACATACTCGACATTTTCCATAACCAGCACGTGCCTGAAGGTATCGGTTACATATCCGCCGACATCGCCCGCATGGGCAAAGACAAGACGATCATAAGGGTTTGGTCCGGCTGGCGCTGCATTAAGCGGGTGGTGCTCACGAAGTCCACAGTGACCGATACAGCCGCCAGTATCCGCGAACTGGCCAATGCCTACCAGATACCCATGTCGCGCACGATCGTTGACGAGGACGGCGTAGGCGGAGGTGTTAAGGACATCCTGAACTGCTCCGGATTCATCGCGGCGTCATTGCCTCTCCTGACCTACGAACGGGATCTTCAGGGCCAGACTGTGCGGGCTAACTTCGACATGCTGAAGAGCCAATGCGCTTTTAAACTTGCGGAGATTGTGAACGCAGCGGCGATTTACGACCCGCAGGAAGGCGAGGTCCGGGACAAGATTACCCTCGAACTGGAACAGCTAAAGCGCAAAGCGGTAGATTCCGACATGAAACAGGGGATCATCAAGAAAGAAATTATGAAAGAAATGCTCGGTCATTCCCCCGACGATTTGGATACGTACATCATGCGCGCTTACTTTGACGTGCTTTTGAGTACTACCCCACAGGGGGCACCGGCTATGCAGGTATTTTAAACACACACGATGCAGACATTCAACGTACGACTAGGCAAGAAGATCAAGACGGTTCAAATCCCCACTCGGTGGGAGGAGGTAACCTTTCGTCAGTTGCTGGCGATAAACGAGTGCAACGACGATTGGCTGAAGATATTCGGGGTGTTCCTGGAAGAGCCTTCGGAGGCCATCGGTAACGCACGTGCGGAGACCGGAACGCTGGACGAGCTTCTGATCTGCCTTTCGTTCCTCACTACCACTGAGATACCGAAAGGTGTTCCGACAAGCATTCTGGGTTACGATCTGCCGAAGGACCTCGGATTCGAAACCATAGGTCAGTACCAATACATACGCGAAGACGTGGCAAGCACCGCAACACTCAACGCTAACGATCAGATCCGGCGCTACGCTTTGTACTGCGCAGTGTACGCGCAACCGCAAACTAACGACGGAGAGTTCGATTTCGAGAAAGCCGAAGAAATGGCCGAGCAGTTCATGAACGCGCCAGCCATGGAGGTGCTGGCCGTAGGAAGTTTTACGTTACTGAAATTGATCGGATTGAGCAGGCCCATCAACGACGTCTCCCGAAAGGAAATTACACTGACGAAGAAGTTGCTGCTGGTTATCCGCGCCTGGCTAATTTTTACGGTTTCTACGGTACGACTGTGGCTATGGAGAAAGAGACTGGGTGCTCAACGGAAGAGCTTTATAACTGGCATGTTTACCGGTTCCACAAGAGATTAGAATACGTGTCTTTGTATGCAGAGGCACAGAAGAGATACATTAAAGCGTTTGATAAACCAAATAAGAAATGACCAGATCCGAAGTACGCGCATTCCTTGAGCAAGGCACAGCCGTGCTTTCCGAGGTGGCAAAGTTCAACTCTGGGCAGGTGTCTGACTTCAATTCGGAGAAGGACAAGCCGTACCCGTACGTGTGGTTGGAGTCCCTCTCCATGACCGAAACGGTAGAGGCTAACAAGAACCAGACATGGAACGTGGTGCTGCACATCGCGTTCAAAGACAGCCTTCCTTCAAAGCCAGAGCACTACGAGTCGCTGAAGGACAAGGCCGACGCGATCGCCGCGAAGCTATCCGACATCTACGACCGGGGCCTGAAGAAGTCCAAACTTATCACCATGCCGAGCCGTTCCCGGGAACCTTTCCACAAGCGGCACGCCGACGTGCTAACCGGGGTGATCCTAAGTTTCGACCTTAATACCCCCTCCGGTTCTGTTTTTTGTGTAGATTTGGAGCCACAGTGCTAACATGAATACATACGGTTTAATTTGCGGATTAGTAATATTTGCATTTATGGCATTTGTTATTTGGGGTATGGTAGACTTTGTTTACGGTAAACGCAACAAATGACCAACCTGGAATCGACCCTCAATCAGTTCGGAATAATAGGCGTGAAGGCGATACAGAACGTGTTGAGGCCACTTTCGGCTACAGGAGGAACGGTCAAGAGCGTACACTTTGAGGTCAAGATCAAGGACACGATTTACTCGCTTATCTTTTACGGTCGCAAGTTCTTCAATGCAATCGAAACCGGTCGCGGTCCAAGGAAGTCATCCGAGTACCAAGGCTACGACAAGTCGATGTTGGAATACATGAACGCCAGGGGCATTGCGATGGACAAGACCCCAAAGGAGCGGGAGCACATCGCCCGGTACATGACGCTTCAGATCAACCGTGAAGGCGATCAAACTTACAAGAAAGGCGGCCGCGTAGTATTCACCCCGACCATCGAAAAGCTGGAAAAGGAGATAACCGAGCAGATAACACAGGACTTTATACAGGCATCAATCACACGTATTAAAAATGGGTTCAACAACACAGTGGTTTGATTTGGTGAAATGTTCTCCAAGCAAATGCGGTTTCTACTTCGTCATATTAAATAACGGAGATTTATGCGTAGCAAATTATCAATCAGGTGCATTTATAGTTTTTGACAAAGATGGAATTAAGGATGACAGATGGTTTACAGACGATCTGTACAGAGTCTCTCAATGGGCTTTTATTGAATATCCATGGCTTTAACAATAACCAGACCGATCGGGCGTAGGTTCGGGGCACCGGCGAAGACAGCAACGGTTGACAACAACTTCAACTATGCGCGGTTTACCTCCACGGCTCACGGCCTGACCACCGGCGACTTCCTGGTTATCGAGAACAGCCCGGTGCCGGCTTACAATGGGATATGGTACGCCGACGTGAACGATGCCAACGAGTACTTCATACGTCCGGCCGCAGGTGTTGACTACGTGCTATGGGTTAACGACGCGACCGTAACGGTACGTGGCGAGGACATCGAGCACATGTGGAGCGCTGTGCATCTTCCGATCGTGTATGAGGTTGCCACTGACCTATTCCCATACAATACCACAACTGCATTATCAATAGTATCAATCGACAATGATAATGGATACGCCAGGCTGAGACTTTCATCTTCACTTACCATATATCCACTTGAGTTCATAAGGATAACAAACGCAACTAGTCCTGAGTTAAACGGTATATTTCAGGTACAGGCGGTTACAACACTTAACCGAGTAACTATCGACCTGACTTACAAGGGGACATACAACCAGTCAGGCGCGCAGGTACGTAAGTACTATAGCAACTATGCGCTTATCGTGCGGGTGTACGCGGGCATCACATCAGGATCTTTCATCACGAAGAAGCCTTTAGAGCTGGCAGCTACACTTAAGTTTCTCCCCGACAATAACAACACAGTAAAGTTCTCGATCAGTGAGATACTAAAGGCATACGTAAAACTACGTAACGGTGTAGGCGATGACACCATGCCGGTGCAGGTAGACTTCTTCACTGACTTCTACGTAACCTATCAGGAGACATACGATTACTCGTTTGGATATACGCTGTTGCGGTTTGAGGGAAGCGTAACTACTGACACCCCGGACTACGTAGGGCACGCGGTTAATGCCAAACTTGTGTTCGGCAACATCTATTCTGGATACCTATCTGAGTACCTCATGAACATACAAACCGGCAAATTCCTAACTCTGTTCGCTATTCCAACTCTGTTCGCATGCGAGGAAGCAGATGCACCGTGTTACCAAGACATCTCTTTCATATCACCTGCCGGTGGAGGTACACTTCAACGTGAGTACTATAAGGACGGAGTTGTTGACATCACCACGCAGGACGACATACCCGAGAAGGGCCTGGGTGTTTACAGAATACCGCTACGCGAGCCAGGAGTTAACACGTGCTACTATGACTCCATGCGGGTGACGATCATTGATGGCACACCACAGGCGGCGTTTGAACTTACCGAAGAGAATCAGGTAGATCCATACAGCTTCACAGCTACGGACTGGGTTGATGATCCAGGCGCAGAGGACTTTGCTAACGCAATTTCTGGGCTATCAAATGTTGCGAAGATCATGTACGACGAGGTCAACATCGCATCCGGTACCTACACTTTTAGCTATCGACTAACCAAAAACAACGCAACGACCACGGTATCGTTCTTCCTGGTGGCTTTGGATGACGATCTAAACATCATCAACGAACAGCTTATCATAGCATTCTCGGCGGCAGCAACGCACATAAACACGTTGGATTACGACCTGCCTGACGCTAAGTACGTAGGTATTTACGCTACCATGCCAGCCGGGCTAGGCACATCGACCAACATTTACATTACCGACTTTACTTTAGATACTGAAGTTTACCCGCGCAAGTCTGAATCAAAGATGGTGAAGATAGATTGCGGGTGTGCGAATCAGGAGATAAAACTGACCTGGGTTAACAACCTGGGCGGGTTCGACTACTGGACATTCAAGGCAGAGAAGGACTACATGACCGAGGTAAAGGAGACTCAGGAGTCAGAAAAGAACGTACTTCCATCATGGCCACAGTCATACGGCAGCACGGCCGATACACTGCGATACGAAACGCTTCGTGCGTCACGCCGGCAGATCGTAGTGCGTTCTCAGAACGGCATAACCCGAGAGGAAGCGTTCGCTCTGGCTTACATCAAATCGTCACCATTGGTTCAGATCATCGATGCCGCTGGAAGGCGAACAGTGACAGTCGACACTAACTCGCTGCGCATCACAGGGGACGGAGACAAGCTTCGGGAGATTGAATTTACCATTACGGAGACAGGGGATATTCCTGCGCAAACCGCGTGATATTAAAGGTAAACGATACAGTACTGGATTTCAACGCGGCCGTAAGCATGGAGCGGCAGGCAAAGCTTTTTGAGCAGATCGACACATCGGTTGGTGATTTTTCTTACGCAGCTGAAATGCCAGACAATGGCCATAACCGAAAGGCTCTTGGCATGCCACTCGCCGACAGCCTGCTTGGATCGCAGTACGTGGTAAATAATGCCACATTGATGAACGACGCCGGGACTCAGATGTACTTTGGGTCTGTGCGGGTAGAGGGAATTGCGAACAACAAGATCCGGTGGTCGTTCTTCAGTGGAAATAGTAACTGGTTCTCGAAGCTTACCGGGAATCTATCGACTCTGAACATAGCCAAGTACGACACACTACAGACCTCAGCAAACGTCATTGATTCATGGTCTAAGACATCAGGGCTAGTTTATCCATGGATAGACGCAGGGCCGCTTAAAACGCGCCGGTGGAAGTCTGCCAGGCCTGAGGACTTTGCCCCGGGGTTATTCCTGCATACGATATTCGAAGACCTATTCCAGTCGGCAGGTCTTAAGATTAAAGGGGACTTGATCAACGATCCATTGTTCAACCAGATAGATGTTGTAACAAATTCAAAGAGCGATGACGAAATAGA